TCACCATGGCCTGAAAGGGGGAGCAGTATGCAGCCATTTGACCACAACAAAGTCATCCGCGGGACCTTCGGCAAGGTTTGGCTGGACGGGGAGCGGATGGCCAACGTGAAGAGCTTCGAGGTCAAGGCCACCATCGACTACGAGGACATGGACGTCAATGGGGACTTTGGTCAGAAAAAACGGTACATGGGGTACAGCATCGCCGGGACCATGACCCTGCACAAGTACGACTCCACCATCGCTGCCAAGTACCACACCGGCGTCATGAACGGCGAGCTGCCGGACCTCACCATAGTGGCCGCGGTGGACGACCCCACGGGGTACGGTGCGGAGCGGGTGGCTCTGTACGACGTGAAACTGGATGAGATCACCTTATCCCAGTTCGAGAACCGCACGGTGACGGAAGAGGAGGTCCCCTTCACGGCGGGGTCCTTTACCTTTCTAGACCTGATTGAGTGATGAGAAGGAGGATCCATGGACAACAGCAAACGACTGACGCTGGAGGCCCTGGTGGCCAAGGCGGAGCAGAGACGGCAGGAGAAGTTTGAGACACACCAGGTGGAGGTGCCCTCTCTGGGGGGCGCCCTGCAGCTGGAGAAGATCCCCCTGACCCGGATCGCCAGCATGATGGACGATCTGGGGGACACCTCCATGGCGGCCAACCTGGCCTTTAACGTGGACCTGATCTACGCCTGCTGCCCCATGCTGCACAGCAAGAAGCTCCTGGATGCGTATGAGGTGTTAGCGCCCACGGACATCGTGTGCGCCGTCCTGGGGGACAACATGGCGGAGATCAACCGGATCGTGACGGCCATCCTGGATATGTACGGCCTGGCAGACGCCACGGGGATCAAGGACGCGGTAAAAAACTGATCAAGGGCGACGCGGACCTTGCCGTGATCGCCCACTATCTCAACCGCGGGCACAGCCTGGAGGAACTGCTGGGAATGAGCTTCCTGGAGCGGATGTTCCTGCTGGCGGCCTGGGAGCTGGAGGTGGATGCCCTGAATGGCTAGTAAAAATATCAACATCCTGCTGAGCCTCAAGGACCAGTTTACCCCCAAGCTCAAGGGGACCACCAAGGAGATCCGGGCCCAGCAGAAGCAGATCAACGCGGCCACCAAGACCATCACCAACTGGGGCAAGAACGCCAACAACGTGTTTAAGCGGGTGATGTCCACCGCCGGCCGGGCTGCGGGGGTGCTGGCCACCCTGGGCGGGGCCATCTCCGTGGCAGGCGTGGTGAACTTTGCCAACGAGGCCATCGCGGGGTTCAACGCCGCGGAAGAGGCGGAGACCAAGCTGGAGGCCGTACTGGGCAACGTGCCCAGCATTATGTCCCAGGGGGCGGACGCCGCCCGGCGGGCCAAGGATGAATTGGTGGACCTCACCGACCAGATGGAAGAGAACGGCGTGGTGGCCGGGGACGTGTCGGTGGCCGGGCTGCAGCAGCTGGCCACCTTCCAGCTCAGTCAGAAAACCCTGGAAAAGCTGGCCCCCGGCATGGCGGACCTGATCGCCCAGCAGAAGGGCCTGAACGCCACCCAGTCCGACGCGGTGAGCATCGGCAACATGATCGGCAAGGTCATGAACGGCCAGACCAGCGCCCTGTCCCGGGCGGGCATCATCATGTCCGACTATCAGGAGCAGGTCCTGAAAACCGGGACGGAGGAACAGAAAGCCGCCACCCTGGCGGATGTGCTGGCCCAGAACGTGGGCGGGGTGAACAAGGCCCTGGCAGAGACGGACGCCGGCAAGGTGGCCGTGGCCCAAAACCTCATCGGCCGGTCCACGGACCTCATCGGCGAGAAGATAATGAACATCAAGGGCCAGTTGGCGGACCTGCTGATCCAGCACATGCCCCAGATCCAGGAGGCCGCTCTGGGCCTTGTGACCAAGGTGGGCCAGTGGATTGAGAACAACAAGGAGACCATCTCCAACGCCTTCGACACCATCATGAAGGTGGGAAAATTCGCCTTTGAGACCATCGGCGGGGCCATCTCGTTCTTTATCCAGAACGCCAACTGGCTGCTGCCCGTTTTGGCGGGGGTGGTCGGTGGATTTGCGGCCTTTAACGTGATCTCCAAGGTGGCGTCCATCTTCTCCACACTGATCACGGTGATTCGTGGGGCGGCTACGGCCGGCGGGATCCTGAACGCTGTGATGGCAGCCAACCCCTTCGGGGCCATCGCCATTGCCATCGGTGCGGTGATCACGGTGATCACCCTGCTGATCGCCAACTGGGACAAGGTCAAAGAAGTGGCCCAGACGGTGATCGAGGCCATCGTGGGGTTTGTGACCACCCTGAAAGACGCGGTGGTGCAGCTGGCCACGGAGATCAAGGACGGCATTGTAGGGGCCTTCAACTGGGTGAAGGACAAGGTCTCCGGTGTGTTTGACTGGTTCGGGGACAAGATCGGCGGGATCGTGGACGGGATCAAGTCCATCCCCGACAAGATCAAGGGGTTCTTCGGGTTCGGCGACGGCGGCGGACACGCCACGGGCACCCCCTACTTTAAGGGCGGCATGACCCGGATCAACGAGGGTGGCCGGGGCGAGATCGTGGACTTGCCCAACGGGACCCGGATCATCCCTCACGACGTGGCGAAGAAAGCCGCCCAGGCTGGGAGCGCACCCTCTGTGGTGGTGAACCTCACCATCCAGGGGAACGTGATCGGCAACCGGCAGTACATGGAGCAGACGGGAGACTACATCGCCAAGAAGATCCTGGCAGCACAGGGGGTGGTGTGATGGACTTCATTCTGAGCTACAACAACAACGAGGAGGTCATGACCTTCCCGGTGGTGCCCAACGAGGGGATCCAGCTCTCCCGTGGGCAGGACAACACGAAGTTTGACGGCATCAACCATGAACTGCAGGCCATTGGGACCATGCAGCTGGCGTCCTTCGAGCTGTCCAGCATCTTCCCCACCAAGAAGTACCCCTGGATGCGGCCGGGATCCTCCACCGATGGGTGGGCCTATGTGCGGACCATCGAGGCGGTGCGGCAGCGGCGGATCCCCTTCCGGGCCATCCACCTGGACAACGACGGCACGGAGCTTTTTAACCTGCCGGTGACGGTGGACAGCTTCGAGTACGGCCGGGATCAGGCGGGGGACGTAGCCTACATCCTCCAG